GGAGATACCCTTAGAGCAAATGCTTACGTCATAATCGCCCTGAATGATCTTGATATTTTCAGACTTAAAGACAGCCTTGAAGGTCTTATCAGATTCACCGATAGCAATCGAGTAAACGTCACCAGAAGGATTCTTTGTATCAGCTGCCTGAAGATAAACCTTACCACCATCGCCAGATACAACGATCTCTGGAAGCTGAAGAACAGCAGCTGCTCTTTCTACGTCCTTAAGATTGTCATGGGTAAGACGGAAAGAAACATCAATAAAAGGAAGGCTGATTTCTTTCTCAGGAACTTTGACGATGGTTGATTCGTCAGCATAGGTATAATGAGTTGTCTTATTCGAGTCAGAGATATCTACATATCTTTCGTTGAAATTCAAATCAGGCTCATTGAAGAGGCTAAGAGTTGAAATAAAACGATCAAGGTTGTAGATAGCAAAACGCTTACCAAACTCAGTAGGAACGTTTGCCTTTGCCATGATAGTCTTTGAAGAAGAGATAGTCTTCAAAGTGTTGCCTTCCTGAATGAGGATGGAAGGGTTAATCTTAGCAAAGTTCTTCAAAATGTTAATAGTATTCGCATCAATCTTCATAATCTATTCTCCTTTTCACTTCTTCTTTTTGCCGCCAAGAGCTCCTGGATCGGCAGTAGCAGCAGCACCAATTGATGCCAAGTCAGCAAGCGATCCACCAAAGATATACGAACCGACATGCTGCAGTCTCATCCAAGGACACAACCAAGTTTTAATCTCGGCTTGCTGTGCCTTTTGACAGAACCAATAATCTTCTGAAAGGTAACGCTTAGTAACTGGGTCAACTTCAGCTTGAAAGTACATCATGATCTCGCGCGAACCATCGAAGTGTTCTGTACGAACATGATCTGGCTTATAGAGATATTCAGGATATATATCAGCAAACTTTTGCATAGCCTTCTTTGTAATCATCATAAAGCCAGTTCCGATCTCAAGAACTTCACATGGCTCGGCGATAGCAATCTGCTGAGTGCCACCCTTCGGATTGAAGACGTAATCACCAACGAACTTTTCAAGAACGCCAGCATCATCGTCAGCAACACCCTTATCAACGGCGACCTTAATCTTTTCCCAGCTGATGCACTTCTTAGGATAAGGACCGCCAATGATTTCATACTTATCTTCTTCTTGTGCCTGAAGAGACATAAGCGCAATAATGTCCTGAGGATTGAAACCGATATCAGAGTCAATAAACATCATATGCTGTGCTTCTGAACGCATAAACTCATCGCAGCAATAGTTACGAGCGCGAGTAATCAACGATTCATTGAACAAGAAATACAACTGAAGGGGAATACCATAGTTTGCGCACATTGCAGACAAGTCAGCAATCGACTTAGAAAACATACCAGCGCACTGACCACCATACATCGGGGTCGCAACAAAGAGCTTACGCTCTCTAAGTTTTTCAATCGGGATTTGAATTTCCATTATTTACCATCCTTATAATGATCATTATACAAACACATAATCGTGTAATGTAAGACCTTCATCAAGTCATCTTTGTTATTACCATTCTTTTTACCATAACGCCAGAGATACTTCATAGCTGTGTTACGGAAAGTAGGAGTGGCGTCGTCAAGAGCGATCCAAGCATCAAAGCACTGGACATTATTCTCTGTCTGATAGTGTTGACCATATGTCTTATCTATATAGGTATGAAAGTCAGAAATTATTAAATTTTCTGCATACTTATAACCAATTTTTTCAGCAGGTTTCTTAGCCATCAATCATCTCCACAATTCTATTATAAACCTTTTCTTGATCATCAAAATTATTATTGCTATGCTTTTCAGTATTAAACATGAGTGTCATATTAGACATGATATTAGCAATCTTAGTTTCTCGACCTTGAAGCCAAGTTTCATTTTGCTCGCTACCACGTTCCTTATAACGCTCTTCACGAACAGACTTATCAGTACCGATGTAAAGAATTGTGGTGTCGTGATTCCCGACGCAGTGTTCTAAAAAGGTTGCCGTAAATAAACGATCACCCTCAAATAATAGTATACTATTTTCTGGCAAAGAGTCAAGGAATTTAATTGCCTCTGGCTGGACCGCCATAGACATTCTATCTGTCCCAGAAAAAACTTCACCGTCTTCATACTTACCAAGGATATAGATATTATCCTTCTGTAGATAAGGAACGAGTTTAAACTCATTATATTTCGGTTCTGGGGAATAACGTTCGATGATTCGTTTCATCAAGGTAGTCTTGCCACTTCCTGGCTCACCACCGATAGCAATAATTTTCATAATTTACTCCACGAAGCTCATTATACCTTTTGACTTATTAAAGTCGTTCTCAAAACAATTCCACTCTTGGTCCATCATTATAACTTGACCTGTAAGTAGATAGTGGTTTTGTTTGTCTTTCGAAACTCCTGGATCATCTGGATTGTCTTCGAGTCGTAGATAAGAGGGTAGACAATCTTTTCGCATTTGCCAGAATAGATCAAAGTTCGAACCCCACTCCGACTCTGCATATCTAATACGATCATGAAACATATCCATATAAACGTTAGGGTAACGACGATTAGGTCTGTGCCATGACTTATAGCAACAGAACGTTGACTCTAGTGTAAAGAAACTTACATCCTCATGGTCAATACGAGCTTTAGCTTCTTCGAATAGAATATTAGCTTCTCGCTCTAACCACTTAATTGTTTCTGGTTGATACTTTAGATCTTGCTTCCACCAATCTAAATCGTCTCTACCTAAGACTTTACATAGACCATTTCGATGACTACGAGAGCCATCAATATCCCCAAGAAACAAATTATTGCAATCGAGATCGAGTCCTTGTATACGAAGATATTCCAGATATGAAAAAGCAGAAAGGCGACCAAAGCTAAGAAAATTACTTCTGACATAATCCCACGTCCTTTCGAAGTTTTTGTATTTATCTCCTGTATTTTGGAGACTGTCGAAAAGAGCAGTTTGAGAGCCAAATTTATCTACTTGATCTTTGTATGACTTAACGCAAGCAGGAAACCCTGTCTTTCCAATTTTAAAATATTTGCGGTCTGTATCCCAACCAGAGCCAGCCTTAAACTTCTGATGGTTATCATTCCACCAAGAGTCAAGCTTATCAATATCAAGATCCTTGATGCTCGGAAACCTTTGAAGGATCATATAGGTTGTTACAATGTTTTGAGAACAACCGTTAATGAAAGCAGTCCAAAGTTTTTGTTCTTTGGACATGTTAAAGTATTTCGCCAGCCAAGGCATAGCAAAATAAACCGCACCTGGATGCGACTTATGTTTCAAATGAAATTCATAAAAACTCAAGAAAACTTCCCGACGATAAATCGGGTTACGGAAGTCCATACCTTTTTGTAAATCTTTAACTTCGGGTTCGTTTTTAATTTGAGACCAACGACCGATAACCTGTTCAGAAGAAGTTGTCAAGAGTATTCTTTTCCTCGCCAATAAAATAAAAACCGTCTGTATTTTCTGCTAGCGGAAAGCTTTTCATTTCTGGTTCAAGCATTCCTTTAACAGCAGCAAAGTATACAGCGTTTGTTCCTCTAAATGCAGCCCTCTTTATACTATAACCGAAGTTACGAAAAAGCCAAGCGGAATATGCATTTACATATTCATACTTATCACGAATTTCAGCCGAGAGAATTTTACCATACTTCTCGCCATGAATAGTCATAGGATAAGTTACAGAGGTATCTGTCCAAACAACGAGCGTTGGGCTACTTTCAAACAACTTGAAAAAGATATCTTTCCACTTTGTAGTCATTTGAAGGATGCTTGAGCTAGGAACGTCTAGGAACTTAAGATCGCTATGATCGTTTTCCTTTGCAGCTTCGAATGCATTTTGATGGAGATAGATAGGTTCGGGTGACCATTCATTAGACTTCAAATGATCAATACAATCATTATCAAGTTCGCCAATCGTATGAACGTTGACGTTTAAGAGTTTTTGAATGAGTAGAGTTTGAATACCGATACCAGCCATATATTCGCGAACGGAATAAGAACGGCTGTTATCAACAATGTTATCAAGAAGCCATTTAGTCGCCCAAGCTTTAGAGGCAACCAAGTCTTGATGATCAGCAGCATAATGTAAATAGGAACGATTATGGAGGCTTACGTCATTTTCGCTTTCCAGCTTATTAAACGTAAGCTTCCATTCATCACAAACTTTTGCAATTTTCACGCAAAGAAATCCTCAAGAGTAGAAACTTCATCCTTACCGTAAGGATCTTTCATATCGTGCGCATGAAGGTAATCATACCATTCCTGCTGCTCCCACATTCCAGGAGAGACACCGTTCCAAAGAGGACGCCATAGAGGGTGATCTTTATTCAAACGACGATCGTCAACATACTGTCTACGAAGCATCTCATAATCATAAGACTTAAGTTCTAGCATCTTTTCTCGGAAGTAGCAAACGAGAGAGATACGTTCAGCCTTATCATGATTGAGAACGATAGGAGTGTTACCATGAATGATCTCATGGTTGTTAACGAGAAGTAGATCTCCTGGACGAACGTTTACAGCGATACGAACTTGCGGGAATACAAGATAACCACCAGTGTATTCGCCATCACCGAGAACGAGAAGGTTAGAGAGACCTTCGTTAAAGTCGCCAGCATCTCGGTGACAAGCAGTACGGAAAGACTTATTAACAGTGATAGTAGTAAACACAGTTTCAGGAACTAGGAAGCGAGGGTCGAGCTTATCAGCTGCTTCCTTTTGATTACCCCAACGCCAAGGAAGAAGTTCCTTGAAGCCACGGTTAAGAGATTGCATGAAAGGATAGCAACCCTCAAACTTTTCAAAGTTCTTTTCAGT